GAGAAGATTTTTTCTTTCTTTTTACATATCTTTTATTCTTAGAAACATATTGTCTCTTTTTTACAACTTTCTTTTTGACAACCTTTTTATTATAGAATACTGGTTGTCCATCAACCCATTTTACTGCTGCTTGTGCAGGAAATGCAAATAGAATAAAAAGTGATGTAATCAAATATTTCATTGTTTAATCCTTGAAAAGTTTTTGTGTTTTTCTATTTTCAATACTTTATCAAACTTATCTATAATCTGTTCATGTTTATGACTAATGATTATTACATTATTATCACCAGTCAATCTTGATACGATATTTATGAATTCTTCAGTGCCATTTGAATCCAATGATGAATCCATTATTTCATCTAGAATGAGAAGATTGATTGGTGATGCATTTCTCATTCTTGCCATTTCTCTCCAGGTAAACAATAAAGCCAAATCAATACGCATCTTTTCACCTTCAGAAAATGATGCATATGAAAATGAATCTCGAAACCTAGATTTAATAGTTTCCTCAAATGATTCATTTATTTCAAATTGACAGAAAAATTCCATTTCCTCCAGATATCTATTAATTAATTGATTCATAATAGGAACATATTGCTTGATGATTTGTGTTTTAATACCACCATCCTTTAACATCATCAAACCTATTCCATACAATTCTCTTTCCTCAATTAATCCTTCCTTCTGTTTTTGATATATCCTTAATTGTTTTTTTTCTTCTTGAATTGAAATTGAACTAATACTTGATTCAGAATCAGATAATTTAGTAATTTCATTTTGTAATGATATAACTGTTCTATTATTAAAATTTATATCATTCATTACACCATTTAACTTATTTCCTATTTCACTAAAATCATTACTAATTTTACTATAAATATCTAATTTTGATTCAATTTTTGATAATGATTCTTTCAGTATTTCAATTTTAGATTGTTTATCTTTTTTCTTTTTATCCAGTGATGATATTGCATTTGTTTTGAAGTTAGAATTAATTCCCTGATGACATGTAGGACAATTTTCTGAATCATTATAGAAGGAAATATTTTTATCCAACTCACTGATTTGATTTATTAACTTTGAATTGATATATTTTCCTTCAGAATATTTTTCCTTTAAACTTTCCAGTTTATTAAGTTTTTCTTGAATTTCTGTATATTGTTTTTCTAATTTACTTTTTTGACTTGATAATTTAACATTTTCTTGTTCACATTTTTCAATTTGTTTTTTCTTATCTTTAATAATCTTATCACTTTTATTTTTCAATTCTTTTTGGTGACGTTCATTTAGTTCTATTGCTTTTTTGCATAGTGAGATAGAATGTTCTAGTTCTTGTAATTCTGTTTTATTATTTGCAACTTTATCTTTGAGGAGATTATTCATTACAGAGAATACTTGAATATCGAGTAGATCTTCGATAATATTTCTTCTAGCAGCTGCAGGCAATTGCATAAATGGTGTAAAATTAGCAGAACCAAGAATAACAATTTGACAAAATGTTTTATAGTTCATTTTGAGAATATTGGATTCTAAAATCTCTTGAAAATCTCTATTATCAGCAGATTGATTCAAAAATTTACCATTACAATAGATTTCAAATACTGCAGGTTTGATTCCACGACGAACCATATATGGTACACCATTTACTGAAAAATCAATTTCAGTTAACATATTTTTATTTGTAATAGAATTAACTAACTGAGGTTTATTAATTTTACGGAATGGTTTATTGAACAATACAAAACAAATAGCATCCATTACAGTACTTTTACCTGACCCATTTGAACCACAAATGAGTGTTGTTTTAGTATCATTCAATTTGATTTTAGTAAATAAATTTCCTGTGGAGAGAAAATTTTGAAAACGAATTTCTTGTAATATTATCACGGGAACATCCTAGTCTACTTCAATATTAATTGATTCCTTGTAAAGATTAGACATTAATGACTTTAACTTTTTCTTGTCAGTAGATATCTCCATATCATCAATGCTATTCATCAGTATAGTGTGTGTATCTTCAGTTTTATCAATAATAGTATTATTATTCCCCATAATTGTCAATGCATCAACTATTTTTAAATCATATGGTTTTTGTGATTCCACATGTTCTACAAACATATCAAATAGGTATGGGTCATTTTTTACTTCAACAATAACTTTAATATAAGAACCCCCAACATTATAATCTTCAATATTTTGTTTTAATACTTCTAAAGTCACATCTGTATCATCATAGAACAACTTATGAAACATTTGATATGGATTTTTTATAAATTCCAGTTCTCTTGTTTCAAGATCAAATAAATGAAATCCTCTATCAAATCCATAATCTGACCAGGTCATTTGATATGGTGCACCAAGATAATAAATATTTGATTGTGTAGATTTATGGTGAAAGTGTCCTGAAAATACCATATCAAATTTATCAAAAATACTTTTATTCAGACCATGTTCACAATATGCACCTTTAAACATTTCAAATCCAGCAATTTCTAAATGACCAAATGCCAATGGAGCAGTGGTAGATTCAATAATATCATGAGTATGTTTTGTGTTTTCTTGATTAATCCATGGAATAAAAACCATAGGTTGATCATGAATAGTGACTTCAGTTGATTCCTCATAGATATGAAATGGATATGAACGTAATAATTCACGAAATACGTTCACTGAATTTGTTGATTTATAATAGATATCATGATTACCAGTAATGATATGGACATGATAATTTGTTAGTTTATCAAGGAATGATTCTCTCATCCATTTTGATGTATTAAAATTAATTGATTTACGTTTATCGACTAAATCACCACAATGAATAATTGTTTTGATATTATTTTTTTCGAGGGTAGGAAAGAAGATATTTTGGTAGAATTCATTTTGTTGTTCAAGAAAAACTGGAGAATCCCCACGAATTCCCCAGTGTGTATCAGTAATAATTGCAATTTTCATTAAGCAGCTCGTCCATTATGTTTTTTAATTTCAGAATTACAAGCATCTCGAATTCTTTCTAACATAATACAATAGATATCTTTTTGATGTTTTGAAATTGATTTATCATTAATTTTATTGATGTAATATGTAATTATTGGTGGTAATTGTTCTTCATTTCGCATATCATACCTCTACAAAAAATTTATTTACCGTATTACCCATACTAACCTGTTTTTTCCTATTTGTCAACTTTTCTTCGAAAGATTTGATAAAACTTTGTGTAATAGAATTAAGTTCAATCTTTTCTTGAATAACACCATCAACAGAATCTTGATGTGATAAGTTTTCAAAATTCTTTACTTTGATATAATGTTGCTTCTTCTCTTTATCAATCCTTCTAATGAAAGCAAATTTAATGATTTGTGTGAAATATGCAAATGGATTATTAGATTTTTCTGGGTCAAAATTATTTATATACAAAATACAATTTTCAATTCCATCTGATATCATTTCTTCTTTAAAGGAATAACCAATGAAGTTTGGTTTATTGGATAACTTATTTGCAATTAACAAAAAACATTCACCAACATATTCTGGAATTCTAGGTGGAATAGAATCTGTTTTTAAAGCTTCATTTACTTGTTCCTTATAATCTTTCATTGTTTCATATAATTTACGGTTATTTACGTAATTTTTTGAAGCCATAGTGCATTTTCCTATTGACAAGGTTTAGGGATTTGTGTATAATCAGTATTGAAAGACGAAAGGTATATCTAATGTATTGTATTAGAAGATTTTGGTATTTGATATAGTTCTTCTAATAATTCATCTTGAATACGTAATAATGATGATTCTAATTTGTCATTAGAAAGTTTAATTTCATATAACATTTGTTGTTTACTTTGAATTGTCATTTGAATAGAATATTGATAATACCTTTTAATTTCATCCATTACATTACTTGATGTAATAATATGTGATTTCAAAAATTCAAAATATTCTTGATCCCCATAAGGTACATATGGAACTAATGTAACTCTTCCTTTACCATCATCAGAAAAATATTCTTCAATCATTAATGGTTCTGATAAAAAAATCACATATTCATTTTCATCAATGACTTTTGCAATAAGTTCATCACCAGTTGAAAGTTTAAAGTGTCTTATAATTTCTTCTGTCATTTTATCTCCACATTATGAATTTTGTAAGGAAAGTTTTCTTGTTGATAAATTTTTAATCGTTCTAGAAAATGAATAATAGTATAGTTCTTTTTCTTTTTCCATGATAAGTTATCAGCTATATCAAATAGTACTGCATCTGTTTTTGTTTCACTTTTTCTCAATACTCGTCCAATAGATTGTAATGTTCGAATTCTTGATTTAGATGGAGAAGCAAAAATAATATTCTTGAGATTCTTTATATTTATACCTGTTGAGAATGCACCTACAGAGGCAACAATGATTGCATTGTTATCAGATTCTACTTGATTTCTTACTTCATTACGTTCTGAACCATCAATACCACCATGAATGTAATATACAGGTCTATCTAAATCTTTTAATGAATCAAATAATACTTTTCCATGTTTTTCTACAAATTGGAAGAGTAATAATGTATTCCCTTCTAATGATTGACTCAACTTGATAATAAAATCATTACGTTTTTGATGTGTAACAATATAATCTAATTCATTCTGATAATCAAAATCCTTTATAAGTTTTTTTATTTCATCTGAATATTGTAAAACAATACATTTGATTTTAAAATCAGCAAGAAACTTGTTCTCAATCAATTCTGATGTAGTAATAACTTTTTTCAGTTTACCGAATAATCCTGTTAGAACCATTGCAGATGTTTGGGAACCATCTAATGTACCTGTAAACCCAAATCTATACTTACATTTAGATAGATTAGTCATAATTTTAGTAATTGAATTAGATTTAGCTAAATGGGCTTCATCTACTATTACTACTTCAAATTGGTTAAAAAAGGTTCTTGGCATTCTAAAAATTGATTGCCATGTAGTTATATTAATATCTTTATCTGATTCTTTATCCTTACCTGAGTATATTTTATGTATTTCTTCAGTAAAACCATACGATTCAAAATCATCAGACATTTGATGTACTAATGAAGTAGTTGGCACAATGATTAATGTTTTTAGATTATAATATCTAGTAAGTAAATAAATTATAAGTGATTTGCCTGAACCTGTTGGTGAAAGAATTAGTTTTCTATTACTTTGAACTGATGAAATAAATGCATCAACTTGATAATCTCTAGGTGACAGTGGCAAATTTAATGTTTTGATGAATTGATTTGCTTCTTCTAATGAATATTGTTCATCATTAAAAGATTCAGGATATTCTATTTGATATCCTCTTTTATTAGCAAATTCTAGAATATTATGAAACAAACCTTTATATATTAGATTTGTTCTTGTATCATATAATTTAATAAATCCGTCCCAATTACCCCGTTTAAATGCTGGCATAAACTTGTAACCAGGAACTCTAAATTTAAAAAACTCAGACATTTCCATTTCAATACCTGAGTCTGATGATGTAACATGTATGTGAGCATGATTATAATCATTGATATAAATTTTATCCACCAGCCATAAACCTTCTATCTTCTATCATATTCTTAATAATAAAATTTCTAGTATTTATAGAATCGATGATAGATTTAAGAAATGTGACTTTTTCTTCTTGAATACCAATTTTCAATTCTTGTTGAAGTATCAAATCATCACCATCTAAGTAAGTATGAATTTCATTTTTAAGTATTTTACCCTGAGCAGGTAATTTCCATCCATCATTAAACTTATCTTCAGTTGGATTGATGAGAAATTCATGTTTTTCTAATTTGAGTTTTTTGTATTCATTTCTATATTTCAGTAGAATCATTTTTTCTCTGATATAGATTTGATAATATTTTGCATGTAATTGTGGTATTTTTGAAGCTTCTCTTGATAAATCTATATCAGTAATGATAGAATCTTCAGACCACAATGATTCAATTTCTTCTATTTTCACAAGATTCTCCTATGGCAAATATTATTTATTATATACCAAAAGAAAATAGTTGTCAAGAATTATTTTTATGATGCATCAAGTGGTTGATTAGGTCCTGCAGGTGCATTCATTGATTTGATATAATAACTAGTATATCTAAAAGTTGCAGCTGCTTCAAGAAAATCTACATCTGGTTGTGTTGTATCAAAAATAAGTGATGATATAGATACAGGAAATGCATCTCTAAAAGTAATTTCATATGATGGATTTCTTGCACTAGTGAAGATTACTAATGATAAATCAGAAACTAAACCTGTACCATCTGTGATTGCTGATGTTGCAAGACTTTGGTATTGGTCAAATTTATCTGGAAATCCCATAGATTTAATCCAATTATAGATTTCTAGGTAACTTTTTAAATCTTCATCTACCTTGTAATTAATCATTAAATCATCAAAGTATAGATGATCTCCACCTTGTGGAATTTTTACAAATGGGTTTGGTTGGTCCCAATTTTGTAATGAAATGCCTGGTAAGTTAACATTTTGGACAAAGAAATTAACAGAGGGTGCTTTTTTAATCTGAAACTTAAAATTAAGTGGATTCAGAAAATTCATATTATCAGGTGTTTCAGTTCTAGCATCTGTCATTTCTCTAGTCCTTTAGATATCTTATTCGTGCAAACTTAACATTTGATATTGCTTCATCTAATGTAATATTAAACCATTCACCTTTAGAACGTTTATGAGATAAGTTTTTGTGTATTTGAGTCTCAATAAACTTCAATTGTTCTTCTGGTATTGGCTCTTCATGATGAACAAATAATTTAAATGGATTCCCTGTTTGTATAGATTTAATTCTTCTATTTATATCTTTTGTGATACCTATCTTATAGGGACCATTTTCAGGACCTATGACATATATGCAACTCATTTATTTCTAACAAAACCTTCATTCATTTTATATCTCCATTTAAAAAAAGGAGACCGAAGTCTCCTATAGTTTATTCCCGTGTTTATATTTATTATTATTGGGAATATTTTAGAAGAGGGACCGAAGTCCCTCTAATACGCAATACCTAAATCTATTTATACAAACCTATTTTTCTTTTTTTTGGCTTGCCAAGTTGAGCATCACGAGCTTTACGTTTAGATTCTTCTGTTCTTGGTGGTCTCTTTTTTGCACCTTCAGATAATCGTTTACGTTGATTTGCTGCCCATATTGGATCTGACCATAACTCTTTCAATCTTGATGACGATTGTTTTGCCTGTTCTTGTGGAGACATAGTTTTTGGTTTTGATTTTGCAACAGATCTAGTTCCGTTCTTTCGACCTTCTTCCCAGTGTTTCCTAAGAGATTCAGAAGTCTTACGTTTTGCTTCTTCAGTTCTTTTTTTTCCAAGTTTTTTCTGACGTTGAACTTCTTTCATTTCAGGTGTTCTAACTTTTCCAGAATTAGACTTAGAAATTTTAGCTTTAGTTTCTTCTGAGCAAGGTCCTGTAGATACACCCGTTTTTGCTTTGGAAATCTTTTCACCGATTGTCAGGCGGGTATCTTTGTTTGCCCACCAAGAGTTGTTAATTACTGAAACACTTTTATTATAATAACGAACATTTTGTTTACGTTCATAATCTTTTGTATTATTGGTTATGAGTTTATCAGTATCTATCATATCCAACCAACGCTGTTCTTCTTGCAGAGTATCCTGACGATTAGTATAAATTTTTGATATTATTCGTCTTTTAAAGTCTTGTGGTCTTCTTTTGAAAGCTTTTCTCATCCATCTCGACGAACAAATATATCCATCATCTTCAGTTCCCCAATGTGAACCAATATAATATCTTTTATGTTTGGCATCATACCAAATATAAACAAATCCATATTTTTCTTCATAAATAGTCATAGCTGAATCTCTCCTATGTTAGATTTAGAAGGACTGGGTGTTCCTGCACCGCGAGTCCTATTTCTATTTATAAAAAAAGGGAGGCCGAAGCCCCCCTAAATTCTTGTTTTTTATTATTATTATTATCACAAATGTGATATGGGTCCACCTACATGAGGTTGGTCACGAGAACTCTACGATAATAAACATTAGAATCTTTAGTTAGTGCACCTGCACCTGCATTTGCACCTTCTGCGAATGGGTTAGCAACAACACCATAACGTGTTTTGAAGCCAATCTTTGGATGGAACTGATCCTGATCCACTGCACGAACCATCTGGAGTGGAACATATGGACAATAGAACAGACCAGCATCGAATGGACCTGAACCTTTGTAACCAACAACCATATAGTTTTCACCTGTTGCATATGGGTCAATGTAAACTCTCATACGACCATTGAGAACACCAGCGAAGGTGTTACCTGTATCATCTACATTGAGTTGGTTTGCATTGAGTGCAGGAGCATAATCGAGAATACCAGCCATCTGAAGAGCAGAAGCCACATCAGAAGAACAGATAAGAACGTTACCTTTCCCTCTACGTGTATCTTTTGCAATTTTATTGGATTCTCTTTCAACCTGGAACATTAGACCTTTGAACTTCTCAACAGACCAACGACCATTTGAGTCGGTGTCTAGATCGAAGATACCAGAAGTAGTTGTACCAGTTGTAGCACCTTGTGATGCAGTTACGTAGATTGTACGAACAATTTCACGGTTAATTTCAGCAAGGATTTCAGAAGAAAGAATATTTGCTAGTTCAGTTTCAGCATCTAGACCATGAACTGCTTTTAGGTCTTGTGCTAGTTCCATGGTGTATTCTGCTTTGAGTGCACGTGACTTAGCAGTAACGGCAACTTTTTCAATTGAGAAAGCCATTTCAGGGAATGCAACTGTTGAGTTACCGAGTTGTTCAGCAACTGTAGTTGTCATACCATCAGCGAAGTTATATAGACCTGATTCGGCTAGGTTTGAAGTTTGAGTTGTGTTACCTGGAGTAGAACCAACATGCTTATCACCGAGTGTATTTGCATCACCAGCAACAGTAGCGAATGCAGTATTAACTTCATTATAGAAGGTTTCGGTATGTGTCTGGTTAGCATAACGTGCTCTCATTGCGAAAATGAGACCTGTTGGACCAGTCATTGGCTGAACACCGCAGATATCATATGCAATTAGGTTTGGCATTGCACGACGTACTAGAGAAATAAGTACGGGGTCAAAGATATCAACTGAACCATCACCAGCAGTTGAAGAAGAAGCTGCCATTGCGTTGACGGGTGTTTCAACTAGGAATTGGTTTGAGTAAGCTGCATTTTCACGAAGAGCTGTTTCAGTATTTTCGAGAATTGCTGCAGTTACGTTACGCTTATGAAGGTCTTTAATTGGTGAAAGATCTTCATGTTCTAGAATTGGTTTCCACTTTTCTACAAGATTTTCTGTTAACATTTCTTAAGTTCTCCCTAATGTTTTTTGGGTTATTATTATTTATCTTTTTGTAGTTTTTGAGATTGCTTTAGCATAATTAGCGATATGTGGAGTTGAGAAGGATGGTTTTTCTGCTTCTTCTTCAATTTCCACTTCTTCATAGAGTGTTGATGGTTGGGCTTGAATACCGAAATAATTTTCTTTAATGATTTCAAGTTTACGACGATATGTTTCATCATCCATATCGGAATCAACACTTTCAGCTAATGTGCGAAACTTATCAACCTGAGTAAGTGCAAGACCTTCAGAAACTTCATCGAAAATATCTTCTTTAGTTTGATCTTGAAGCATTTCAACCAATTCAATGTTAGCATTCACTTGCTCATTTAATTCATTTTCTAGTTCTTCAACTTTCTCCGCAAGTGCTGAAACAACATCAGTTTGTTCTTCAGGGAACTGTACATAGTGTTGTTCAAATAGATTGCGAAGACCATAAATGAAGCTTTCACTGAATTCATTTTTTAGAGAAGATTCAATGGCGACTTCATTTTCTTTTGCCCATTCTTCAGCTACATAAGATACATAATCATCTAGCTGTTCAGTGAGCTGTTCTGTAAGTTCTTCATACTGTTCTTCTAACTTCAGTTCAAACTGTTCTTCAAGTTCTACAAGATGTTGATTAACTCTTGCATGTACAGCAGCTTCGAATAATGTTGCTGCCTTTTCTTGAAATGCTTCTGATAATTCTTCAGAACCAAAAAGTTCTGAGACATCTTCTTTTACTGCTTGATTGAAAGGTAACATAGCTGCTTTTGCATCACCTTTCATTGCTACTGATGCACGATTATTATCTGCTGCATCATCGGGAATATTTTCTGCTTCTTTACCGATTAGGTCTAGAGCTTGAGTTAGAAAATGTGAAAGATCTTGTTGACTCATTCCTGCCATTGCATTAACCATTGTAGACATCATTGCAGTCTTAGATGAATCAGCTGCATAGGATGGTTTGGTATCAAGAGTTTCTGCTGCTGCAGTTTCTTCTTTCATTTCCTCTTTGTCGTCATCAACTTTCATGACGTCTTTTGGATCTAATTTTACCATTTTGCCTTCCTGTGTTTTTACTACACATTTTCCTGATTTATTATCATGTCGAACGTAGGTGCACATTTGCTTGTCATCGCCAATATTACATTCTACGGAATCACCTTTCTTGTGATCTTCTTTATAATCCATTGAGTGGTTCTCCTTGGTATTTTTAATTAATATTTATAATTATAGTGTTTTTAAATACTTATCGAAGTATGAAAGCATTTGTTCTTCTAATTGAGTTTTAGAAAGTTTTTTCATTTCTTTTTTAGCTTCTTCAACCCATTCACCTGTCTTTTCACAATATACCCATTCAGCATTTTCCATAATACCTTTTACAAATGCTTGTGGTGCAGATGGATCAGCAACAATATCTGCTGCTGTTACAAGACGGAAATCCTCTTGTACTTCCATAATTCCATTCTTACCTTCTTTCAAAGAACCAAGACCTCTTGTGGATACACCTAGATTTGCTCCACCTTCAAGTAATCCTTTTGCGATATTACCCATAGGTGTTTCTACAATTCTAGCTTTACCGTAGACTTTACCACCATTACTCATTTCTAGAGTCTCAATTATATGAGAAACACGGTCAAGATTGATCTGTGGTCCTTGTGGATGATTTAGTTCACCATAAGCTCTCTTTTGGTTCACTACCTCATTCATATAACGATTTACTTCTTTTTCCATAATTGGTTTAGAATAAATTCGTCCATTACGATTAGGTGTATCATATTGCATGAAAACCCCTTCAATGAAAAGGTTCTTCTTGCCATCTTCTTTTTCTTCAGTGATACAACTGATATCCTCTTGAAGCTCTAAAATGAGTTTCATGTAACTATTTCCTCTTAGTATGTTTTGTCAAATGTGCCTTCTTTTTGTAATTCAATCATGATATATGCACTACCACCAGCAGGATTATTCAATTCAACAACTAATGACCCATCTGAATCCTTATTGATCATGTTTCCATTACCAGCATAATCTTTCCATCCAGTAGAATCATAGACACCAATAGTATTGGCTCCTCTTTTAACTACCCAATACATACCATTACCAGATGAACTACCAAACCAAACTTGTTTGATAGATGCACCTGTTAAAACTTCATCACCTGTAGCAATATCTGATACAGAACTATTACCTGCTATTGTCCATGTAGTATTAGCATCTGCATGTAATGAAACAGATAAATTTTTTCTGTTATGAATAATAGAATTAGCCATTAATCTTCAACCTTTTTTGGCAAACCTTTGTGTTTGGTTTCTGCAAAATCACTTAATTGTTTTTCTGACATCGAATCAGCTAACTTTTTTACCGAATCAGATGCATCTGGAACTGATTCAGGATCTCTTTTATAACGTAGAGCAATTGCCATCAATTTCTGCTGAGCAACACTCATTGCTTTCTCAAATAAATCAAATTGTTCATTATAATTTTTACCTACCATTGCTTCA